GTCCAAGATAAATGATAAGGACAGTGGCACCTGTAACAGTCGTGGCAGTACACGAAGGAAACAAAGAAACATAAGTATTGGCTACAGTGAACATGGAACAATCAATTTTAGTGCGACTAAAGATACGCGTGGCGGCAGCATTAACAAAAGTGTAGATGGATGTGGCGACAGGTGCAGTGGATGTGTTATAATTGCCAATTGTAACAGCGGAAGCAGTTAACCCAGTCCCAACAATGGTTATATCAATCAAATAATAACCCATAATCTGAACAAAAATGGAGTGTCGAGCATTTGGCAACTGTGGGTCAATAGCATTGTCGGGTACCATAAGTAAATTCGGCCCAATATAAGCATAATCATTAATAGGGGTGGTGGTTGGAAACAAACCACCTAATCCGCCGTAGGCACCGGTTGGCATGGAAAGTATGGAAACATTGCCTACAACAGGCAAAGTCGAAATATAAGAGGTAGAATCCCAAAAATCAATAGTATATGAGACGTCACAATTATAACTATAATTACCACCGGCCACTATCTCAGAAATTAAATAAAAATAACCTTGATAACACTCATTGGCAGCGTGCCCAGAAACGGCATTGTACAACCCAAGATTTTCCAAGTGACCCATAACTTTATTTGAAATCAAGTGTTGTGGCATTTTACAAACCCACTTGTTGCTAGTATAACGACCAACTTTAGAACCTTTGTGTGCGGTTGCAGTAGATAAACGTTGCGCCAATGACATTCCATCCCATGAGCCAACAGTGGGGTCATCATCGAAAAACCAACGTGCACCACCGGAAGCGGTAAAAGGCAAGTCAAATGTAAAAATAAAAGATAATGATGTAAATCGGTACTTTTCAAACATGGCAGCCAACCGACCCAAACGATAAACACCCAAACCATAAGGTGAAATGGGTTGACCAACTATAACAGTACCAGATGCTGCAGTGCCTGTAGTACCAGCACCCATGAACTCATACCCACTAACACTCATTTGGTTCATGCTTGACCGGGTGACTTTCAAGTTACCACTCTTGGGTTTGGGTTGTACAACCTTAATGACATTGTTCTTGGCCTTGTTAACATGTATCTTAGCAGACCGACCCCGACCACCACGACCACGCCCACGACCACGCCCCCGACCACGTCCACGTCCACGTCCACGACCGCGCACCACAACAATCTTGGGTGGTTGGCCAGGGTTGGGCTCAATTCCTTCACGCGTCAAATCTTTGGGTTGAGGCGGTCGACTCCATTCAAGTTCTTCCTCAACTAATGCAGCAGCAAGCTCTTTTTCGTGTTTCTTCCTAGCAGCCTCTTCATGTCGATGATCTGGTCTAGGGTTGGTCGCTTTTGTCCATTCAATCTCCTGTTCACGCCTGGTCAATTTCTTCTTAGGCTTATGGTCATGGCCAAGAGCATACTCAACACCACGTACCACGTTTCCAACAGTTGCATCCATGGCCTTTGTTACACCTTTAGTGATAACACGCGAAACCAATGATTGTTCCTTTGGGTTACTAGAAACAGGTGCAACAAGTCTTTTTAAAAATCCACCACGTGTATGATGATCCTCACCAGGGTTAGGATGTATGCCTTCTTTAACACCCGGTTTAGTCCCGCCACGTTCTTGGGCAATCTGTAAATTAATTGCAGCGACTTCATAATCAAAAAGATCACTGGTTGTAAATTCAAAACCATGTAAAAACTTAACAAAAGCACCACTAACAGCATAATCACCCTGAAACAGTTGTGGAAACATGCAATTTGGATAGACTTTGTCATCGGGTGGGTACATCAAAGCCATCATATGCTCAACAAGGGGTTGGCTGTAAGACATTATAAAATAAAGCTTATCAGTCGTCAACTCAACCATGCTAGAATACAACTGTTTTACGTAGAGTTTACAACGACGGCGACGCCTGGCTAAGGTATTTGGAAAAGTAGTGAGACAATGTTTTAAGTGATCGTGCTCATCAGTTCCAACAAAATGGGCACATTTGGTATCAGCACAATTTTTATGTTCACACAAATAAGTGACCTGATATTCAGGGTCATCTTCTTCGCCGAACAAAAACTCACCCAATTTCTCAGTGATATCAAACATCGATGAAGCAACACCCCTGCCACGTTTTGTTTTTTTAGGTTTGGGTTTAAAAGGTTTCTTCTGTCTGGCTTTAACCTTGCAATCTTTGACTTTATGCCCTGTTTTCTTGCAAAAATGACAAACCGGGTCAGGTTGAGCAGGCGTTCCATCATCATTCAACCCATCATGGGGTGCAACAAAATCATCACCACGGTAACCATCATCACTTGGTGGATCATCATCATCGTCTTGTGTTAAACTCACTACCCTAGCCTTAACATCGGCAGGTACAGGACCAGGTGCTGCAGGTATCAAAGGTAACAACAAGCCAGTAATTGCCCGAGTCTCAGTGAAGTCCGTATCAACTTCAATTAACTTATTCATAACAGGGTGGTTCAAGATAGCAGGCAGTGTCACCACAGTATCAAAAAATGTTTCCAACTCCTTAAATTGATTGGGATCCAGACCATAGACATCCATCATATTCTGATACGTTTCAACGGTTGGTTTGTAACTCCTATCTGAATGAAAATAGTGTCGGTCAACAAAAGGTTGGTTGGGCTGTGAACTGGTCAAACGCAAAATCATCCTAATAAATGAGTTCAATCCAGGGATGTGTGCCACATCTTGTATAAGACCCAAGGCCACTGATCTCGAGTAAAACTGAAATTGTAATTCATTATTCATTTGTAGCCCTAGTCGAGGGAAAAGGCGACCGGGTTTTGGTCCAAAGACATGTGTATCATCAACCTTGTAGAATCGACCAGAACAGAAGGTGGCGCATGCACGATTTACATCAGCAAATATTATACTGCGGGCACTAAAACCCATAAGCAAATAAAAATCAGGCCATGGTATACGATTTAATAATGCAAAATTAGACAAAACCAAATTATCATCTCCGGAACCAATAGCCTTAAAATAAACCTGATTCAAAATGGTCTTATAACCAAAGCCCAAATGACCATTATCACCCATAATCATTTCAAAATCCATAATATCAGTACCACGTTGAATTACATGAACGCAATTAGTGCTATGTACTGGCACATCACAAATCAAGGTACAATCATAAGCGTGATTTTCCAAGACTTCATCAATAGAATCAATTTCAAGCACCTCGCGA